TCCCGTTGTTGTTCCTGCTTGACAGATACAACTTCTCAAGCAATCAAGTATGCTCTGATCGTATTCGGTCTGCCATGTGCAGTTTTCGGAACTATCAACATTTGTGATATATCCAACCGAGAACTGTCTCTCTATTGACCGATTCGCATTATATGCCCCGATTGCCGCCTGAAACCTCTGTGCGAATGTCTCATTCGTGATAAGAGCCGGAGTCAAATATTCATCCGCAAGCCATGCCAAATCCTCAAGGCAATACACGCTTGCTATCTTCGCAAAATCTGTATCAATATTGCGAATCTCTCCGCGCCATACCTCAACATTGTCTTTTAGAATCGTCACAAGCGCACCTTGGGTTAATTCCGGATAGAGCGGATTCTGTGGCGGAACTTTGAAAGTAAACTCTCCGGCAAGTCCCACCTCTTCATTCAATTCCGTATCATATATAACCGCATCTTCCGATGCCGGATAATATAGGATTTTATTTCCAAGATTAACTTGATACATTATAGTGAGCCGCTCCTATATACTATCTGTACCTTCGCATTGCCATTGAATATTAAATCAGCGTCAGCATCTCCACCGACAAGAATTGACGGGATTTTGTTTGTTCCTGTGGTTAACGTGTATGTTTGACCGCCGTAGTCAAGCGTTAATGTGCCTGACAAGTCAGATACAACTATTTCGGGTGCTGTTGACATATATCCTGCCGGAATGGTTATTGTTTCCGTTCCGCTTACTGTAACCGCTCCGATATACGTTATGATACCTGTCTCAAAGTTAAACGGATCCCAGAGCCAAGGTTCAGCCGATGTTGTTAGGCTGTATTTGTATGGTTCAGCGTTTGGAACTGATAAAGTAAATGTTCCTAACTCTCTGAATCGGTCAAAGTCCTCAAGAAACACTCTGCCGCGCCAATAATACGCTCTATCATTATCAAGCGTTATCTGGCATACCCTGCCGTGTATCTCGTTTCTCATCTTTGAGATGATGCCATCCCAATTAAGACACGGATTCTTGCCGCCCAACTCAAATGCAAGCGGTCTCTTCTTGAACACCCTGCGCCCCGATATCACTTCGGAAGCGTCTATCAAGCCATTGCGCCCCGGTATCTGTATATAGGTGGTCTCCATTTCCGGCTCACCTATATAGTTATTGTTGCCAAGCGCAAGCTCCCAATCATCAAGGGTATGAAAAGTCTTGTCTGTCTCTTCAACGTATAGAGTTATTCCAATAGATAGGTTGTTCATCTGTTGCCACTCCTAATGGCTATATTGCCAAGTGCGCCGTTCATGGATGGTGCTATACTTCCTACAAGTGCGCCAGAATCCATATACAATGCCGTGCGCTCTGCCAAATAAGGAAGATAAGTCTCAAGAAGTCCGGCTATATCGCCGCCGTTGTTGCCGAGCGGTTGAACCATTGCACGTCCATCCGATACCTGAACAAACTCCGGACCCGCTTCTCCGACTATTGCAGAGCCGCTTGTTAAAACACCGCCCTGTGCCATAAGCTCCGGAATATTCGGAATGTTTATCTTGTGATCTCCGAATCCGATTTTGTTCAAACCGTTAATGGCCGTATTTGCAAAACCTATGATTCCGTTAATCTGTGACTTGAACACTCCCACGATTGCGTCCCAAATGCCCTCGAATATTTCAGCGCATCCGTTCCACACCTGTTCCCAATTACCCGTGAATAGTCCGGCAAATACATCAAATAATCCTGTTAGGACATCAAGCGCACCGCCAAGAACCGCCGCGATTGCATCGAATGTGCTTGTGAATACGGGTGCAAGGAAATCACACAATGTATTCCAGATAGTCTTTACAACATCGCTGAAATTCTCAAAGTCGAATCCCATCGCATTTAATCGGTCAACTATGCCCTGTCCGAATTCGTCAAACTTCGCTTTGATTGCATCCCATGTAGCCATTACCTTATTGCGGAATTCTTCATTTGTGTTCCACAAGTGTATGAATGCCGCTACAAGTACGCCGATAACAGCCACTATGGCAAGTATCGGCGCGGATAAACCGCCTAAAGCCGCCGCTATTTGGGGAATGGCAGACATTACCGCCCCGGTTGCGCTTGTCAGCTTACCCACAACAATAAGCACCGGACCGAGAGCCGCCGCTATTAACAACGCATTCATAATCATGTTTTTTGTACCCTCATCCATGCCGTTGAGTTTATCCATGAATGCCTGTAAGTGGCTGATAATTCCTCGAATAGTAGGCATAAGAGTATCGCCTAATGAGATAGCCAACTCTTGAAGCTGTGACTTTAAGATTTCCATTTGCCCCGATGCGTTATCTTGCATCGTTGCCGCCATTGCCGCAGCAGAACCTTCATAAGTCTCAAGGATTTCTGCGCCCGATGCCATAGCTTCATTTAACGGAACTATCCCGTCTTTTGTCTTTGCGAATGCTTGCGATGAGTTATCAACCGCCGCCGTTAGCTTGTTATAATCTTCTTCCGTAGCGTTTGCGATTGCCAACAACCCCGACATTGCCCTTGCACCGCCGAGCATAGCAGCCGCCCTTGCTTTTTCTGCTCCTTCTGCTCCGAATGTCTGAAGGTTAAGCTCTTCAAGCTCTTTATCATATTGCTTTTGCTTGATATTTCCTGCTTCAAGCTGTGCGTCAAGGTTATCAAGTGCCGCTTCATAGTCCTCGATAGATACGTTGATGTTGCTCATACTTCCGCGCAACTGATTCATTATCTCGCGGAAAGAGTACATTTTGCCCTCGTCATCATATAGTGAAAACCCCAACCTATCCATTGCCATTGCGGATTCTTTGGTGGGTTTAGCCATTCTCTGGAACATATTGCGAAGAGAAGTGCCTGCCATAGATGCCTTGATTCCACTGTTAGCCATCAAACCAAGCGCAATAGACACATCTTCGGCTGAATATCCAAGTGATCCAGCCACAGGAGCAACATACTTGAATGACTCGCCCATCATGGACACGTTTGTATTTGCGTTCGATGATGCCGCCGCAAGTATATCCGCAAAACGGCTACTCTCTTCGGCTGTCATTCCGAATGCCGTTAATGCGTCTGTAACTATATCTGAAGTGGTTGCAAGCTCTTCCCCGGATGCCGCCGCAAGATTCATAATGCCCGATACACCATCAAGCATTTGTTCTGTTTTCCATCCGGCCATCGCCATGTAATTCATAGCATCAGCCGCATCGGAAGCCGTGAATTTTGTTGTTGCGCCCATTTCACGAGCTTTAGCACGAAGTTTGTCAAAATCTTCTCCGGCTGCACCCGAAACCGCCGCAACTTTGGACATAGACGCGTCAAAATCGGCTGTTGTTTTGATGATGCCTGCCGTAAGCCCTGCCGCCGCCGCGGAAACGGGCATCATTTTATTTCCAACAGTTTCTATTTTGCCGCCTACATCTTGAAGTTTGTCACCAACCTCGCTAATTTTTGCCATAGCGTTAGATGATTGAATAGCAGCCTTTTCAAGATTTTTTAACTCATTTTCAACGGCGATGATCTCTCTTTGGAGTGCGTCATACTGCTCTTGCCCTTCGCCTGTCTTTTTTAACTCTTCGCCAACTTCCTTTTGAGCTTGTTTGAGTGCTTCAAGCTTGTCCTTGGTATTTCCAATCTGGTCATTGAGAAGCCTCTGTTTTTGTTCGAGCAATTCAGTGTTGCCCGGATCCATCTTGAGAAGTCTCTCAACGTCTTTAAGCTGTTTTTGAGTGCTTCCGATTTCTTTGTTAACGCTTGTTAATGCTTTGGTTAAGCCGCTCGCATCTGCGTTTAATTCGATTGTGATTCCACGAACTTTAGTTGAAGCCATGTATTTATTCCCCTAAATCAAGTTCGCCCCGGAAGAATGCTGCCATGCTTCCCTTCGGTGCTTTCTTGTCATACTTCTCTTGATCGTTCATTTTCTCGATTAACATATCGTTAACCATGCCGATGGTCATATCGTCTAGTGCCTCATTAGATAACCCCAATTCAGCACACCGCAACATGAATATAGCCCCGTTTGGCTCTCTGTCTCTCGGTGCTATTTTTTTTTAGCCTTTGATGTCTGTTTGTTGTTTTGCGCCCACAAGTCAAGCAACTGCGGCAAAATCTCATAGATTGAGAACATATCGAATGAATCCAACCACTCATCCGCTGTCTGTTCAATTTCGGGATTCGCGTGTCTTGCCATGATGTAGGCTGTGTCCTCAAAGATTTGTAAGTCCAGAACTGATAATCCGACTTCTTCCTTTTCTTCCTCTTTTGCCTTTTCTACTGCGCTAAAAGACTTCCGCAACTTCGCCATATCCTGAATCATATCTCTGCCAATAATGGCGCGATATAACCTCGGTGTCCTTGCGGTTGCCCTGAACTTAATATCCTTCCCATCAATATTGATTATCTTATCCATCCCTTATCCCTTTTCTATCTGCTTCTTAATGTTTTGTAACAATTCGCCTTCCGCTTTCTCTGCAACAGGTGCAATATGCGGAAATGCCCTTGTCCTTCCACCGCTTACAAGCGCGTGTCCTTTTTCTAGTAAGTGCGTCAACTGATAATGGTCTTTGTTGTGAATCTGCACACCGCGATGCTTTTCCTTGTCTCGTTTGGTCTGCATCATAGTCCAGCCTTTGTTGTAGGCATCCCATGAGCCATATACACCGCTTCTGGACGGATGAGCGTTTCGGAGCGATTTAAGAGCCGTTTTTCCCGTCTCTTTAAGTCCACGCTCCGCCGCTTCTTCCGTAACGCCTATATAATCAACAAGCGTTTTTTCTATTTCCTTTGCCAACTGATCCACTTTGATTTTTTGGCTCATCTTTCATATCCTTATCGGATTTATGACCACTTCGCGTAGAGCATCATGTCACTTGAAACAACATCTGTGCTGAAATTCCACGCATCAGTAAGGTCAAGATCGGAATACCAACCATCGAATGTATATCCATCCTTGGTAGGTGTAGCAGGCTCTGTTGCCTTCTCACCATCAGCAACTGACTGCGACTGAACTGCTGAACCGCCCATGCTATTGAATGATACAAGCCATGATGATGTACCTGATGCGATATAAACTGACTGATGCCATGCATTCTTAACAGCTTCAGGTGTAGTAGCACTTGTCATAGCCATTACATCACCGCTCTGTAGAGGAGCGGCCGATACTGTCAAAGTCTGCGTTGTAGGCTCTTTGGATTCCTCAATGGTTGAAAGCTCTCTTGAAGGTCTCGTTGCTGTGCAATTGTAAAGCACGAACTTTGTACCCGTTACATCGCCTTCTTCCTCGAATGTCATCGCAAATGCCTTTGCTTCTGTGAGTGCGTTTTCGGTTATAACCCCGTTATCATCTTCGGTATATCCGAACACGCTTTTCCAGATTGCATCCGGGATGAGTGCAACCTCAAGATCGCCCTCATATCCGTTATTTGCTCCGCTCTGATAATAGATGATGTTATCAGCGTAGAACTTGTTGATATCTCCCTGCGCGTCAAGCGACAGTGATACGGCACCGGGTACGGGTATAACCGTTCCGTATGTCGGTACTCCGTCTGTTACTGATGTTATAGGAAATACATGAACATTTTTAATACCAAATTTTACTTTATCCGGCATCTTCTTCTCTCCTTATAATGTGATTGAATACGTTATTTGATAACAATTTTCGGACTCTATGTATTCTTCATACTTATCCCATACAAAGCCGCATTCTGTGAGCTTATCCTCAACAAGTGCCTCGGTTGTCGGTGCTTTGATTGCCGTGTAAAGCTCTACATCTACATTTTGCAGAATTTTCCACACCCTGTTGTCAGCCTTGAAATTATCCGTTTCGGTTGCCAAATAGCATATAAACGGCAATTTCGGAGCTTTGCCAACGGGGAATGCCCTATAAGCCACCTTATTATCGAAACCGGGTATTGATTTGAGAGCCGTGTTTAATTCTGCAAGCGTCATCCTATCCTTACCCCCGTGTATAGCTCTATCCGTGCATCATCCCTCAAATACGTCCGATATATGGTATAGCGTGTTCCTTTGTATTCGATGGTGTCCTGATCGTCATATTCGGTCATTAACACGTCAAATACTTTGGATGGACGCAACCCCTCAACCGGGCGCGATGATTCCGAACTAGACACATCCCGGACCATTGCAAATGGCTCTGTGAATGTTTCCGTCTCTATGAATTGCCCTAAATCATCCTGTTCAGACGTTACGGATATTAACTTGATCTTCTTTGCTCTATTCATGCGTTAAATACTGTATAGCCCGATGCCATGCTTAACTGTGCCTTCTGTTCGTCATATGATTTCTTGTACGCTTCCGACCGCTCTAATGAGCCGTGCATTAACTCAAAACGATAACCGCAATAAGTAACACACGCCGCTATAAGTGCGCCATCTGTTGTGTCAAATACAAGTGATTCCGTCTCCACACCTGCAATACCCATATCAATAAGCCATGCGTTAATGAAGTCGGTTAATTCGCTGTCAAAATCATCTTCCGTTATCAGTAAGCCAAGTTTTACTTTGTCAAGCATTGTCTTTTTTCCTAACTGTTCTCTTTGTAGGTTTCTTTGTCGCAGCTTTTGCCGTTGCTTTCGGCTCTTTAACCGCTGTCTCCACCTTTTTTACCTCTGCCGATTCTGCAAGTCCTCTGTCAATAACAGAAAATGCACGCTCATCGGGAAGATCAACTATCTCCCCGACTGCGTACATCTTATAGGTGCATTTATCAGCAAAGGTTTTAACTACCTTTACCCTCATAAGCTATCCTCAACCCTGTGCAGGCTTTGTGATAAGTGTAAATGCTTTATCTGCTACCGGAGCGGTTGCAACATAAACCTTACCAAGAACCTCAACAAGATCCTCTTTCTTTCTGGTCAGCTCATCGAATGTGTACTCGATTGACTCGCCATTAGGGAAGTTTGCGATTGCACCTTCGCCAAAGTCGCCAACGATAGCATATACATCATCCTCGGAAGCGTCTGCATATGCAGGAAGGCTGTTATTGAAGTGAACTGCGAATCCCTCAAAAGGATCTACATTGAAGCCGTTTGCATACTGCGCTGCCTTGAATGCTGCCCATGTTGCTTTATTCATAACAACAACAGGATTTGTTGCTTCGTCTGAAAGCTGTCCGAGTGCCTGTGCAACTGTTCCAACAGCCGGAGCCGCCTTAACGATGTTAGCAGATACAGATGTAGCGGTTGCTGTCTGAGGAAGTGCTGCAATAAGTCCGATAAGAGTATCAGCAAGCTTCTTCATGATTCTGTAAGCAATCTCATCGTAGATGTAACGAACAAATGCTTCGCCTCTCATGCTCATAACTTCATCAGAGAAGCTCTTCCACTTCTTGATGTATGCAGGAACAAGAGTGATGATGCCTTCGTTAAGCTCTTCTTCTGAAACCGCTCCGGACCCTTCTGTATGAACAACAGCATCCGAACCGCTGATTTCAAAGTTAACCTTGAGATTGCCTGCAAGATTTACCTTGTTAACAAGGCTCATGATCTCGTTGCGATCCCAAGCTGTCTTGATGATGTCATAAACAAAATCGGGAACTGCGATTTCGCCGCCTGATACGTTTGTGGTAAGAAGTGCGGTTGCGCTTCTCATTTCCTCAACATTGCCTGTCTTGAGATATTCTGCGTATGCGTCAATGTACTCTTTCGAGTTTCTAACTTCTGCTATGTCTTTCATTGTCTCTCTCTCCTCTACCGGGGCAGACTCAACAACCTTCCCGGCTCCGTCTGCGATTGCCTGTCTTACTTCAACTTTCTTTGCTTCAACAGCTCTGCGCTCTTCAAGCTCTGCGTTAATGCTCTTAACTTCTGCATCAAGTGCATCAAGATCAGCTCCATCCATTTCAACCTCGGAACTGATAGCAACTTTTCTTTCCTCAAGCTGCTCAATGGTCATTTCTTTGATTTCCATGTTTTTCTCTCCTCAAATTTGTGATAGTATCTTGATACGTTTCTTTTTATCCTCAATAGCACGTTTTTCGGCTCTTACACTCTCCAGTGATGCCCTTGCACTATCCAGTGCCTCGGACAAGCCTCTTGCGCTAATTGATGTCTGCTCATATGCCGGGAAGGTAACGGCTGACACTTCAAACACCTTCTCGATATCCGTAATTGTGCGCTTGGGATGCTCCGACTCTTCTTCTTCCCAAAGCTCGCCATCCACAACAAACATAAATGACATTCCATCTATATCGCCACGCTCAACAGCTGAATACAAACTCCGTGCATCTGCGTTATTTTCGGTATCAAGGTTTACCCTGATATTCATTCCACCTTCATCAACCGTCATCTGCATTGTGCTGTTTTCGTTATTATTCCGGCTCCGTGCAAGTGGTATCATGTCGGTGTTGTGGTTAATCAAGAATCTTACATCCGTTAAGTCGGTGTTATCTAATGCTCCACGCTGGATCTGTTCGTCATACCACCCTAAATTAGTCCATGAATCATAAACTATCGGTGTTCCCTCAAGATATGTTCCATGTGTTTCGTCACGTTTTGCTCTCACTTCAAAATCAAACTTCCGAATTTCCTTCATCGTTGTTCTCCTCGCTCACTTTTTCATCCGCATTCCAATACTCGCCCCGGATGATTCTCACATCTCCGCCCTCAACAGGTGGAAGATTCCATATATCACGAATATCATTAATACTCATAACGCCTCTATCAAGAAGCTGACTTGAAACATTCAACTTGTCGGCATTTGTCATATATTGCAAGCGGTTAGCCGTAAGCATCACAAGGTTGCCTTGCGTCTGCTCCCGAAGTGTAAACAACATCTTCGTCATTACTTCCGAAAACTGAACCGCAAACGGCTCTATTGCTCCCTCATAGAATGCCGACCATGCGTCGCCAAATGCTTTGTTTTGAAGAATATCTTCATTTACCATGTAATACTGATAAACATTCTTCTCGATGAGCTTCATCTCTTCCGCATCTATTACAAACGGCGCACTTTTTACTTGATTGATATTGGTGTATGTATTCGGAAAGAGAAGGACTCCGCCGCCCTCGGAATCCCTTGCGAAATTTTCCTCGCTAAAGCGTTTACGTTCCTTTGCAAGACTCTCTGCTTTTGTAAAATTGTTTACTGTCGCATAAAATCTATAAGTGGCTGCGTTCTTGACACCCTCATTGATCGCCTGGTTCTGCATATGGATGAGATCCATTGTCGGGATGAGTGAGCTGTTGTTTTCTCCGAAGAAGTCTGACCGATACTGAAACTTTGTCATAATTCCGCAGTATTCCAATTCAATAGCCGCCTTCTGTCCGTAATGGAACTCATAACGCAAATAAGGCACATCGCCATACTGAACTATCTCGCATTTTGACGGAAGCGGACAAACCACTCCACTCGGCTCGCCGTACTTGTTATACACCGGGCAGATGAAAGCCGTATTGTGGATGTCAAGCAATGTCGATAACCTATAAAGGAACTGCGACCACGTTTGAAACTGATTCGGGGCTTTTGCAAGTTTGTTTTGCAATGCAGGACGCGCCGAGCCTTGCGTTTCAAACTTCAATTTACTGATATGGGTAGCTCTGGCATTGATTGCGGATCTCACAAGCTCCGATTCGTAGATATTGCCACCCCAAGATGAAAAATGTGGCTCATAGCCGCTTAACATTTCAAACTTGCCCTCATATTTGCCTTGTGTTTTTGGTCTGTTCTTAAAGAAAATATCAAATAAGCCCATGTTATTCGTTCCTTAATCGGTCTCCTAACTCGCCGTACCATTTCTGCCGGACGCAAAACGCATCCGCAAGTGCTGCCACTCCGTCTATGTGGTCACTCGGATTAAGCTTGATAAGTTTCCCTCTGCCACGCTCCGCATTCATCTTTATTGCGGAATTGAACAAATGAACCTTTAACAAGTCATTATCTCCGATATGTACCTTTTTATCCTTAAACAGTCCTTCCATTTCTTGAAGAACTCCCCAAAGGTTATCTCCCTGAAACACATCATCCGTCTGGAAGCCGTATTGTTTTAAGTCTTGTATCAAATACTGTGCGGAATATCTGTCATATCCGACCTGAAGCGGCAATATTTCGTAATCTTCCACCAACATGGTCAGCCATTTGAAACAATCGTGATAATCAACGAAATTATCCCCGGATTCCTCAAGTAGTCCGCGTTGAATGTATATGTTATAATGCAGGCCATCTCTGGCTGTTGCTTCGTCTATCTTCTCTGACGGAAGCCAGAACTTTGAAAAGACGTACAACTCGCCTTTTTTCTCGATAACCACACAAGCACTTGTCAAGTCTGTTGTCTGTGACAAGTCAATTCCTGCCACACAATAACTTCCGCGGAAATCATCAAGGCTAATCGGATCACCACACATGGACTCAATAACGTTTGAAGGAAGCCATGCAAGGGAACTATTCTGCTTCAGATTGCAATACTTACAAATAAACTCACTCTTTTTAGAGAGTGAACCTTCTGCAATGGCAATCTCCTCAAGCATAAAGTCTACGCTGACCGATACCCCAAGATTCGGATTACTTTTCCGTAATTCGTTGATATCATTCCATTTATCGATATCATCTATGACATACAAAAACGGCAATAACTTCCGCTCTTTGCTATCCCCTAGCAGAAACCTTGTTGACCGCTTGAATATTTCATCATATATTGAATCATTAACATATCCGGCTGTGGTACATGAGAGAAGGATTCCTTCTTCTCTTGCGCCCATACCTGACTTCATTACTTCGTAAGTCTTTAACCCTTTGTCACCTTCCCAAGCTGCAATCTCATCACAGATGCACAAACTCGGATTGAAGCCATCACTTCGTTTTGCGTCAAAACTTATCTTCTTTACAGTCGAATTTGTGGCTGTAATATACAAATCCGACATTCGATGTTTGGGAAGGATAGCATCATCTTTTTTTATTTTGCATCCTCTGGCATCTCTGTCCGCAAATTCTTCTTTTAGCTCCTGATACTCCGGGTCCAGAAGAGTCATCTGCCAAATATTGTTGTAAATGATATCTGCTTGATCGAGCTTCGGTGCGATGTTGTATATCTTCGCGCCAAAACCGCCATCTATCCACCATTCATACTTTGCAATGGCGGCCGCAAGCAAACTCTTACCGTTCTTTCGGGCAACTATCAGAACCGCTTCCCGGAATTGTCTCTTACCTTCTGAATCGACCACTCCGAACAAACTCGCAATAAAAGCCTTCTCCCACAACTCCAACTTGAGCGGATTCGGTGCAAGTTTACCCTCTGTATGGAATGCGTGTTCCTCTATCCATTCAATAGCGGCATTTGCTTTCTTTTGGTCATAAAAAAAGGACTTCTCCTCAAGTCCTCTAACTAAATACGCAAGTATAAGCTCAATATATCGACCTACTGTGATTGAACCGTCTTTAACTTTCTGGTAATAGGAGTAAATCCAATTATCTTCCTTTTTCTTCCCCATAATCTTCCCATGTTCGACTAAATCGTATGAGATTATTCTCTTCGATAG